TATAACGTAACTGACAATAGCGAGGTTTTTGTAGGTATTGTCGCGGGGACTTCACTAGATGGTACTTACACAGAAGGTGTTGAAATATCTTCTGGTGATACGATTAACGTAAACACAGTTAATACTAACGGTACTACTGCATACTATGAAGAAACATCTACAGTAATAGCTACATCAACAGGCGTAAATGCTTTAGTGAGCCAAAGTCTAAATACTATATATAACGATAACAATATAGACGGCAGTACAGTTACAGGTATTACTTTAGATGTTCCAAACGTTGAATTCGATTTAGATGAAGCAGATAATACAATAAGTTCACAAGAAATATATGCATGGTATATGAATGAACTTATGACAACAGACGGAATAAGAACAATATATAAAGCGATAGACCCAAAATCACAATATAGATATTGCATTGATCCTAGTGTCGTTGATTTAAAATTTGATAATAAAGACTTAGTAAATTCCTTGGCTATCACTGAAGGTTATTTTTATAGATTAAATAATACAAGTGTAATAGCTTCTGGTAGTGGTAATATCGAAATGATCCCAAACGAGAGTTATGTGGCCAACAGCGCAGAAATAGTAAGCGGGATTAATTCTATAGAATCAAAAGTTGATATTGTTGATAATAATGTAGATCAAGTATTATCCGATACAGACGAACTACAACAAAACCAAGGAAATTGGCTAACTGCAACAGGATTCAGTACTTTTAACCCTGCATCTGATCAAGTCATTGTAGCAACAAATAATGATAAAACTGGCTACAGTATTTCCGGCACTAAAAACACTTTAGATGATTTAAATGATGTATCTGCAAGCGATGTTTACGCTGAGTTCACCACAGGATCTAATGAAGATGTGTTTAAGGCTGATGTGTCTAACTTAGATGTAGCTGTAAGTACACGGAATGCAATAGCACCAGACAACGCGGGCATAACTGCAAATGGGAACGCTATAGCAGCACTTAACGATATAGCCGCTACTGATATAGTAAGCAATGGCGCAATAACTACTCTTGCTGGTGCGGTCGTAAATGTTGATACAGTGGATACATGCACAACCAATACAGATATGCGCGGCACGGATGGCGCTAACACAATCGCCCCTGATAATGCAGGTATAACCGCGAATGGGAATGCAATAGCCGCGCTTAATAACTTTGATCCTAGCACCGATCAAGTCATTGTAGCAACTAACAACGATAAGACAAACTACTCATTAACAACTGCCGATAAAGATGACATAGTTGATAGAAATTGGGATGAGCCATACAGTCAACACACCACGGCCGGCACATTTGGAAAGCTTATGGACTTACTAAGAAAAGCTAACAGAGCTATAGAAGGAGAGGTAACAGGCACTCCAACAACTACAAGCTTTACCTCAAATATAACAGGATATGTAACAGGTGCCTTTGACTCAGAAGTATTAGTATTTGTTTCAGGGACAATTAACGGAGAAGCAAGGCCAATATTAGATTACGACTCAACAAATGGCACATTTAATTTTGAGGAAGCTTGGACACAAGCACCTAGTTCAAGTGATGAGTTTGTAATTCTTCCATATCACGTACATGCAATCAGTGAGATACAAGAAGGACTAGCTACGAGAAATAATCAAAACACAATTAACGAGAATGTAAAGAAGTCTAGCAAGTTAATACCAGCAAGCGGTAATTTACCAGACGCTTAAAAAGGTTATCTCATTTTAATTATTGATAAAATCAATATAGATTGAAATATTATTGATTATGGTTATAATATTAACAAACAAGGATTTAGTAGAATGTGGCTTTTAGAAAAAAGTGCTTTTGACGCTATGCAATCTGCATGTGATGCAGGTCAATTACCTACTATCGCAGAGCAACAGGATTTTGAAGCTAGATTAAGCGATAGTCCTGAAAGTTCTTTAAATTTACAAACTTCTGGAAATAAAGCAATAATCCCTGTAAATGGGGTTCTTAGTAACCAGCCTAATTTAATGGCTAGGTTTTTTGGCGGTGGAAATACTACTTACTCAGAAATAAGAACATCCATAGAAGCTGCTAACAATGACCGAAATGTACAATCTATTGATATGGTGTTAAACTCCCCTGGCGGTCAAGCTGGGGCTGAGTGGATGGCAACAATGGAAGCAGTAAGAGATTCAAAAAAGCCAGTATATGCAATTGTTGGAGAAATGGCAGCAAGCGCAGCATATGGATTAGCATCACAAGCAAAAGAGATAAAGGCTGTTAATAGCCTTTCCCGGGTTGGATCTATCGGTGTTATGGCTACTATTGGCAAAAGTAATAATATTGTTAAAGTAACAAGTTCAAATGCACCTAATAAAGCGCCAGATCCTGAAACGGCTGAAGGTGTCGAAGCAATACGAGAAAGCATTGATCCAATAGAAAAAGTTTTTATAGATACTATCGCAAGTGGTCGCGGTATATCTGCTAAAAAAGTTTCCAAAGACTTTGGGCAGGGGGGTACACTCATTGCACAAGAGGCTTTAGAAAATGGAATGATTGACGGTTTTGTCAATAATCAAACTGCCGAAAGCGGCAACAATACAAAGGAGTCCAAAATAATGGATATAGACGAACTAAAAGCACAACATCCTGAGTTGTTTGCCGCTGCAAAGGACGAAGGTATTCAGGAAGAGCGTTCACGCGTTCTTGCCCACGTGCATATGGCTAAAGAATGCAATGCGGCTGATTTGGCATTTGATGCTATTGAAACAGGTGCAACTATGCAAGATCAGACTCTTGTAGCAAAATATATGACTGCTGGCATGGCTAAGCAGGATATAGAAGCTCATAAAGAAGATTCTGACGATATTAAACTTGGCTCAACTGATGAAGAGCCTACAGCAACAATCGGAGAGCAATTAGCTGCGTCTCTTGTTGGTTCAAACGATGATCTTTACATTCACGGAGTTAAATAATGCCTGATCCAGTAATTACTAATATTGATCTTGGTAACGTTATTTATAAAGACGCTTGCCAAGAAGACGGACTTCTAACTTTTGGCGGTGCTGGTACTGTTGTTGAAGGTACTATTCTTGCAGTAGACAGCTCATCTCTTAAGTATATACCTTATGTAAAAGGTGGATCTACGAATGAAAACGGCATTCCTAAGGCTGTAGTATCTTATGATGTTACTGCTGCTGGCGCTGGCGATGTTGCTATACGTGCAATCGTAAAAGGCGAAGTAAGACTTGAGCGCCTTGTAATCCATGCTGATGGCGATGATTCAAACATTGATAAAGCTGTTATTGACGAACTGCGCGACTACAGCATTATTCCACGTTCTGTAAAAGAACTTAACATCCTAGATAACCAGTAAGGGGTCAATTAAATGAGTGATTCAACTACAAAAAGAATGCTTGAGGCTTATTTCCAAGATGCCCCTGCAACTATGTTCTTGTCAAGCCTTTTTCAAGTTCGTCCTGAAAATATTCACCGATCTGAAACAGTAGAAATTGATATTGAAAGATGCGATGAAGATGTTTCAATTGCTATTCAAGACCTATCTGCTGGTGCAAGAAACAACTCTAAAGATATTTACACAAACAAAAGCTTTGTTCCGCCAATTCACAAAGAAAAGTTTGCTCTTAATGCTTTCGATCTAATTAAGCGTCAACCAGGAATGAATCCTTTTGAGGATGTTTCATTTTTAAGAAGCCTTACACGTCAATTTTTTAGTAATATGCGTGAAATTGCTCGCAAGATCAACAGAGCTGTTGAGCTTCAAGCTTCTCAAGTTCTTCAGACTGGTACAGTTACATTGACTGATGAAAACGGTAACGCAGTTTATTCTATTGATTACAGTCCTAAAGCCTCACACTTCCCTACTGCTGGCAATGCATGGGGCGGCGGTTCTGAGACTCCAATTCAGGACTTGAATAGCCTAGCGAATCAAATACGTAACGATGGTTTAGGCGATGTTGATCAAGGTATTTTTGGTGAAGATGCTTTTGAGGCAATGATACAAAATACAGATATACAAAACCGTCTAGATACTAGACGTGCAGATCTTGGTCAAATTGCTTCTATGCCTGTAGGCGGTACTCGCGGCGGTAATTACCGTGGTACTCTTGACATGGGTAACTTTAAAATTGATTGCTGGACTTATGGCGGTCGTTATAAAGATCCACAGAGCGGCAATAAAGTTCAGTTTGTTGATCCTTCAAAAGTAATTTTGCGTGACTCTCAAGGACGTCTTGATGCTACTTTTGGCGCAATTCCTAATATTGCACGCGAGCTAGGCATGAACTCAACTAGCCTTATTCCAGGTCTACCTAGCCGCTTCCCAAGTGTTGCAGCCCAGTCCGACCTAACTACTAACGCTTGGATTTCTCCAGATGGTGAGCAAGCTTTTGGCATGGTTGGTTCAAGACCGCTACTTATTCCTACAGCTATTGATACATACGGCTGTCTGGAAACTAACGCATCATAATTAATTTAAGGGTTATATTATGAATAAGACAGAATTAAAAGAAGCTATCAGTGGCCTAGTTGAGGAGTTGGGCCTTGATGTTGGTTCTATTGACGGAATGAATGTTTCGGAACTTAAAGAACTTTACAAAGATCTGAAAGCTAAAAAATCAGATGCCGACACTGTTACCGCTGCCGATCAAGCAGTCGGTAACTATGTCGTATCTAAAGGTAAATCTATTACATCTCTAAAAGGTATTTTGTCTGAAGGCTGTGAAGTTAAGGCAGAATATTTTAAAGGCGGCGCTGAGGCATTAAAAAGCCTTGTAGAATATGGCGTTATAGAGAAGTTGTAAACGATGAGCCTACGTAGCGCAGCAGAAGCAGACTTGGCATTCATCTTAGAGGATGGTGTCATGGGTTTTGGGTGGCCTATAAAAGTTATTAACCCGGATGGTGTAGCCGCAAGCTTCACTGGATATAGTAACGATATAAGCGCCATTATTGACCCCGATACAGGACAGGCCGTTAGCGGTCGCCTTGCTTCTGTTGCGATACGTATCTCAACGCTTAGAGCATCAGTTTTGGGTGATATTCCAAGGGGTATTGCTGATAATCTTATGAAACCTTGGATAGTTGATTTTGATGACATCAATGGATTGCCATATAAATTTAAAGTTCAACAATCAAATCCAGATAGAGCACTTGGTATAGTAACCTGCTTATTAGAGGTTTATAACCCATGACAATTTTATTGCAAGAGTTGATAGATAAACAAGATAATTTTGAAGTAGTAAGAAATCAGATTGCCCAAATTTTAGCCAATGAAGTATCAAATCAAATGAGCTTGGCTACTGCTGCCGGTAAAGATCCTGAACTATGGAATCTTAAAATATATACAGAACGTGCTCAGCCTTGGGAAAAATGGCTTAATGATCAATCTGATTCTACTCCGATTGTAAATGTTTGGTATGACTCTAGTAATTTTGATAAGTCTTTAGGTGACACTGTAGAGCGTCAAAGGTCTGGAACTACTTACAATATTGATATTTATGCTTTAGGTGTTGCGAGTAATAATTCAGAAGGTGGGCATAATACAGGGGATCGTGACTGGGAAAC